CAGAGTTAATCACATCTTGTCCCCACATTAGCTATGTTTTAGAGCACCTGGCACCGGAACATAAATTAGACGGAGAATTATACATCCATGGAGTAGATTTGCAGACAATGCAATCCTACACTTCCCGTCAACGCCCTCATCAAGTTTATAAAGAGATTGAATATCACGTGTTCGATTATGTAGACACTGAAATGCCTTTCACAGAAAGATATGAAGTATTAAAAAAGATCATCAAAGAGTTAATGATTATCCACAACGATCTACTATCTACCTTTGAATCCATCCCAGAAAAGCTGCGGAGCAAGACGGTATTATCGCCTAATTGTCCCATCAAATTAGTAACTTCCACTCATATAAATGGTCCTACAAATTCTCCAGGTTTCTTGGCTACACTCAAAAAATACCATACAGATTGTATTGAATTAGGTTATGAAGGTGCTATAATCCGTAATGGAGAAGCACCGTACGGGTTAAATTATCGTTCACCTGATCTACTCAAATTCAAATCTAGGATGGATGATGAATTTGAAATCATCGATGTAGTTGAAGCATACAATCAAATGGGGACATTTGTATGTAAAACTAAAGACGGGGCTATATTTGAAGCAACTCCCTCTTGGACAGTAGACAGAAAGCGTTGGTTATTAAGAAACAAGGAAAAATATATTGGAAAGATGCTAACTGTTGAATTTGAGAAATACTCCAAAGACAAAGTACCCCTAAAACCTACTGGTAAAGCTACCCGAGAAAAGGAAAAGGAAGAAGCCGATGACCCCTCTTGATGGATTAAAATTATCTCTCAAAGTAGCAATTGGTCACAATTCTACCGTATTAGCTCTCAATCCAAAACAACTATTAGAAGCAATCAATCCAAAGATATTTACCGATATCAATGAACATCCCGATAGGCAGAAACCATTAGATGTTAACTACATAGTGGACAACTTACAGGAATGTCTCAACAATCTACTAGATGCCAGAAAAAAACTAATCAATCTAGGCTTATACGAATTGGATGTCGACTATGAAGAAAAAGGGATCCCCACAAAACAAACAGTTCAAATCTTCTCTAGAGAAACGGTTCCTAACTCACTGGAAGAAGACAGGGATACCTATAGCAACTCAGAAACAATTCCACCCGACACGGATGTGGAGATTTGATTTTGCTTTCCCTAATCTCATGATAGCCATAGAAATTCAAGGGTATGGTCAAGGACACGCTGCATATTCCTCTATGCATCAAGACTATGTACGACACAATGAAGCTGTTAGACTAGGTTGGAAAGTTTACTATTTCATGGGCAAAGACATAGAAGGAGAAGCTATCCACAAAACAATTGAATACGTGCAACGACTAATCAACCACACACACCCAACACCCCCCAGAGAAACCGGGGCGGAGTTACTAAGGAGATTACATGGTAAGACTACCTAATCAAATCGAAGAAGAAACATTACAGAGTGCTTTCACTGATGTATTGGAGGTCTTTGATAAACATCGACTTACTGTACCTTTCGGTTTCTCTGTGTGTTTAGGTGGATTAAATTATGTAACTAAGATCCAATACGATTTATCAGAAGAACACGCCAGTGAATTAGCAGATTTAATGGCAGAAACAGTTCAAAATACAATCCATAAATTCTTACAAGATAAGGGATACTGATGGATAATGAAGAAGAACTCGATGAATTTCCACTAAGTGCTAGCTTAGTAAGCTGCATGATCAAATTAACTCGTGAGGAAGGAATAGCTATAAAATCATTGATAAATGAAAACTATGCTCACACTTTTCCACATTATTGCCAACGTGTAGGAATATCTACTCCAAATTTCTACTCAACACTAAATGGTGAAAGACAATGTTCCTTAGAATTTCTTAATAAATTATTATCTGGAATAGGATATTGTGCAATTATATCTGATCCCGAAATAACTATTAAAGAGATACCACAAACTGAAATCATAATAGAACATCTAACGGAGATACCCAATGGCACGTACGAAATGGAAATGGAGAGGGCAAACGAAGACGAAGACTTTGATTCTCCCTAATCAATATTATTTGACAACCAATTTTGAATATAATCATGAAAGTGGAATATTTTCAAAAGATGGAAATCCGGTCGGTTCCAATATGGGTACGTATTATCAAGTCTCCATAAACAGCACAAGTTATTATGTGCACCGTTTAATTTGGAAATACGTAACTGGTGAAGAACCAAATATAATCGATCATATAAATGGTAATGGATTAGATAATCGATGGATCAATCTACGAAATGTCGCTCACATAGCTAATTCTAGAAACAGAAAACAACACAACAACGGAAGTGGGATAACCGGTGTAACTTTTAATCACGCCAGAGATCGTTGGAGAGCAGACATATGTTGTTCTGGAAAAACACATTATTTAGGGAGCTATATTAATGCTTTAGACGCGATTCAAGCAAGAATTGAAGCAGAGGAAATCTTTTGGGGGAAATCACATGTTCATACCAATCTTAAATAAGGAAATAGTTCCAGGAGATAGCTACACTGGTGTTTCGGATTGGAGTAACTGCAAAAAATGTAGATTACATCATACAAGACACCGAGTCGCTATCAAACGAACAGGAGGAAGCGGACATGTGAAGCTGCTTTTTATAGGAGAAGCGCCAGGTGAAATGGAGAACAAGACCGGAATACCATTTGTAGGAATAGCTGGTAAAATTCTTTACCACCTATTCAAACATACTCATTTTCAGTTCCAATACTGTATAACTAACACAGTTGGTTGTCGTCCAGTAGATGTGATAATGGTTGACGAAGATTATGAATTAAACGATAGATTAACCTCAGATGACTACGAACTAATCAATTGGAACAGAGAACCAACAAAAGCGGAAATAGAACTATGTAAACCCCACATAGATGAACTACTTGAATGGTATCAACCTCATGGAGTAGTTTATTTAGGTAAGATAGCCGAATCCTATAAAGACCCTAAATACTTAGTACCTGAAACAAAGTTATTAGAACCTGAAGCTAAGTTGTTCAAACATACAAGTTACAAAAGTGGTTTTGTTTACCGACACCCCCCAACACTTTCACTATTCCATCCAGCTTACATAGCTAGGTTAGAATACAAATTACTTACCATCAGAAAAGAAGCTAAGAAATTAGATGAATTTGTAGAAAGGTTTTTAGGATGAAACTAGTATGGGCAGGACCATTAAAAGGAGGAATAACACAATGAATCCCATGAATCGTTTAAAATTACCGGATTTAGATCATCTATCATATGATCCGAATACGGGAACAATAACAGAAAACGAACAACACGTTGGGCATATAAACCATTATGGGTACCACGTAATAAATGTAGGTGGGACCGCCTACTATGCCCACAGAATTGCTTGGAAAATTTATTACAAAGAAGAACCACCCGAACACCTAGATCATATAAATAGGGATAAAGGTGACAACAGAATTAAAAACCTGAGAAAATGTACCGATTCAGAAAACAAACGGAATCGTGGAGTACAAAAGAACAGCAAAACAACTCTGAAAGGCATAGTATTCGACCATGAACGTGGACAGTACAGAGTAACTCTTCGTAAAAACAATAAGCAACACCATTGGGGCAGATACTATAATGCACTAGATGCTATAGAAGCCCGCTTAGATGCTGAAGAATATCATTGGGGTGTAGCATGTCGAAAGTAGTTTGGAAGGGTCCTTTACACGGAGGAATAACCCAGTCACTGCTCACACGTTTTTTAGAGTGTCCCTACCGATTTTACTTGTATGCCGGACTTGGTTTGACTGAACCAGGTGAACCAGAACCTAATCTAGTTTGGGGTGATATATGTCACAAAGGACTAGAGTTAATCATTGAAAAGCCCTACGAGATAAGTGAGTTCACCCCAGAAGATTGGGCCGAAGTCCACCAAGGGATCGAGGAACACCAACAACGTGATTGGCCAGGAGCACCAATCACATTCCTGCCTTCGATAAAGAACATGATCACCCTATACAACGATTCATACAAGCAAGAGTATGGAAAGTTTGTTACAGAGAATAAATTCAGTATTGAACATAAAACCGCCGGTGGCAATCGAGTAACTCTCAGGGGAAAAGCAGATGGTTGGCAAGAACAACACCACGTGTTGGTTGAACACAAGTGTAAAGGTAAAATCGATATTCAACAAACAATACGAGAAACCCCCACCGATCTCCAAGTAACGGTTTACTCATTTGTACTTGGTACCAGAATAATCATTTATGATCTAATTCGAATACCTGATACCCAATGGAGTTTGCCACCAAAGAGACAATATGAGAATCCAATCAACTATATTAAATCTCTTTACAACAATAGAGACTGGGGTGACTTCCCAATCAATACAAAGAAACACAGGTGGTTACAACAAGTACCTATTTACATAACTGATGAACAAGTCCAAGAGACAATGGCTTTGACAGTCGATCCACTAATTGACAAACTTTGTATCTATTGGGAATATGTTTCTCAACCAGAGTTTGATCACAACAACCCTAAATTCTACAATCACCTTTTCTACAGAACACCAATCCGTCATTTTGATCCATCTAGAACACAATCTTACAAGTGTTCCTACTGGAACTTATTGACAGGTGCAATTGACATGGAAGATTTAGTAAGAGTAGATTCCTTTTATGCAGAATTGGATGATAAAGATGGCTAAAGTATATATAATCTACCACTCAAAGTCCAACCTCTACTTAAAGGATATAGGAGATAACCTGTCTCTTTCTTTTGTAGACAACGCTTTCGATGCTCTATTTTTTACAAAGGAATTGGCTGAAGAACTAGTACGTTTCTTGAACATTAACACACCCCACTTTTTATCAGTAGAGTCAATAAATGAGGAAGAAGATGTATCGGATAACTCATAAAGGTTATGTAGTAGAAGGAAAGGCTACCTCACCACAAAATGCTTGTCGATTAGCCTTCAAGAAACTTATAGAAGCACAATTGATAAAGAACACACCGCCAACTGACAATGATGCCGAATCTTCTTTTAAAGACACGAAAGTAGAGGTGATAAGTGAGTAAACTATCAAAAACTGATATCGATGAGTTAGGGAACTCATTCGAAGAACGTATCAAAAAGATGAACGAAACATTTAAACTCCCATCTAACGACAAACCGACTGACCAAGAATTTAACAGACTTGAACAATTTCACGCTGTGATGATTGACGAACTTAGTGAATTGTGGGAGGTTTATCACACTTCTTATGGACCGCCTAATTTTGTCACTCTTGCAGACACTTTAGGAGATTTAGTAGTTTACGTCTTCTCGGAAGCACGCCGTTGGGGAATCCCATTGGTTGATGTACTCCATATCATCATGGATTCACAAGACAGCAAGCTAGTAGATGGACAACCATTGATGGCACCAGACGGATCCAAGTTCATCAAAGGCCCCAACTACATACCCCCAGAAGATAAAATCCGGGCATTGTTGGAGCGGTTGAATGGTAACCCATAAGATCGAAACTGTGATTAGTTTACCCGATACTCCAATAATCAAATACTCTAACGAAATTGAAGGACCAACAGAACAAAACCCAGAAACAGTATATGCTTTACTAAGAGGTCACTTGACCACCCTTCAAACAGAGTTAGATAGTTTAGAATTACGAATTAAGAGGAAAAAATGACAAGGGGACTCGGTTTAGTTTTCTATGGTGGTGAGGGTATCGGTAAAACTGGTACTGCTTTACAACTATCTATTTTAGGACCATTAACATGTTTTTCTATAGGAGAGTCAGGTTATGAGGACTTGGAAGTAGTTGGTGAAGTTCCACAAGGATGTAACAACACTAACATCGACAGTTGGGAATCCTTAATGAGTAACGTAAAAAAGATTAAGGAAGGGGTTATTGTTATTGACTCTCTTTCAGGATTGCAAAGAATATTGTTTGACTACGTATGTCGAACAGCTTATGGAAACGATTGGGAAAAGTTTACTAACTACTGGAAAGGACAACGTGTTGATGCTCCAGTGTTTTTAGACAACTTTCTCAATTACTTAGACTCTCTAAGAGTGAAAGGAGTTCATGTAGTTTTAATCGGTCACATGATTACAGCTAGTGAAACCAATACTCTTGGAGCAGATTATCTATCTCACGTGATTGATCTAGATCAAGGAGATAAAGGTGGGTTACGTTCAAGTATCACTAAATGGGCACAAGCTGTACTATTTATGAACATTGACGTAGCTATTACTCGTGCAACTGAATTGGCTAAGGATAAAACCGTTATTGAAGGGAAAGCAAAAGACGATGACAACCGACTAATGTTTACTACTAAAGCCCCTGGACATTCTGCTAAGAATCGTCTACAACTACCCTCTATTATCCCAATGGGGGATTCAGCAAAAGAAGCATTCAAAAACCTATGGAATCACATGCCCAAAGCATACAAAGACTTGATATGACAGACAACGATAAACAGTATATACTGACTAAATTAGAAGCACATCAAGAGTCCATTCAAGATGTATGCCTAGCAACTGCCGCAGCATTAGAAGAAACTGCCACAGTTATAGAAAAAATGCAACAAGAGATAGAACTAATCAAAAGGACACTAAGACCAGTATGTATTGACACAGAAAACCCCATCCACTTCTAAACAACAACCAATTTAAGTTTCTCCGTTTAAGTACCCACAGTTTTAAGGATTTTAAGAATGGCTAACGTCAAAGTATCTTCCGACTTCAACAAGTTCCTATCTCGCAATGCCAAGGCTGTAGAAGAAGCCAAGTCAGCAGACAATTCAATGTCCACCTGCAAGATGCCCGTAGGGTGGAAAGGGTTCTGCATTTGTGTTGGAGCGGAAGCAGGTAAAGACCCGGATCGTAAAGATGAGAAAGGTAACACTCAGGTTGGTCGTGACTTTGTACGTCTCGACTTCAATGTAGTTAACGATGAGGGGTACTCAGGTTCCAAGTTCGTTAAGAAGTGGCAATTCTGGGATACAGAAAAGGCTACTGCTATGGACCGTTTCGAGTGGTGCTTGAACGAGTTGGAGAACCTGGGGTTGCCAGGTGAAGTTCGTCGTTCCCCCGATACCACTATCGAAGACATGTTGAACTTTTTCATCAACGGTGACAAGGTGTTTGGTTGTGAAGTCAAGCACAACGAATATCGTCGTGGTGATCAGAAGGAAGTCACTGTTCACAACATCGAAGCTGTAGATGGTGTTGAGAATATGGCTCCTGTTGGACATGCTCCAGTGAAAGCAGGTCCCGAAGTGGGAAAGGACGTCAATTACATGGGAAAAGCGTGGGAGTTGGTGGATGCGGACGGGGACGATCTAGTGATCAAATCCAAGGCCACCGGACAAACTCGTAACATCAAAACGTCTGATTTAGATTAAATTTAGACCGTTACCTATTCCTCGCTGACATACCGAGAGTCACGTATGTCACTTTCTTTTAAAGGATTTTAGAATGGATACTCCTCCTGTCCGTAAAGTTTGTCCAGTCTGTGAAACCACCTTCTGGAGCTACCAGAATCACAAATACTGCTCTAAAGCATGTTGGGCACTACAAGACCAGAAAACACCTAACTACATCCCCACCCCAGAAGAGATCAAGGAGCAGACGGAACTGATGCGTAGTGGTAAACTAGTTATAAAAGGAGAAAATAGCATACAACCAAACTGGGGGCCACGTGAAAAGAAGAAAAAGTAAAGACACTAAATCTATCAAATGCTTAAAGTGTTTGAAACTATTTCAATCTTTAGATCCCACTAGAAATAGAATCTGCCCTAAATGTGAAGCAAGAAATAAAGAAGAACCACGAGAATACCGAGTTCACATCCCTACCAGTGAAAAATAATCATGTTCTATCTAAATATCTACTCTAAAGATTTACTAGGAAATTGACGATGCTCTACCATATCTCTTTGGATGCTAACAAACATGCTAATCCACAACTATTTGACTCTCGACTCAATTTAACTATGCACGTGAATTTCGAAGGTGCTAGATCCTTCTTAGAAGAATACATCAATCGTTTACAATTAAATCCGATCTCAATTTATGAATCTCACTTACCAAATAGAGTTCAATTGATCTGTTGGTATACTATGAAAGAGAAGAAATGATCCTAAGTTGCGATACAGAAACTACGGGGCTTGACTTCTTTCATGGGTGTCGTCCTTTCCTAATCACAATGTGTGACGGGGAGGACAACTACTATTTTGAAGGGGATGTTAATCCCTACACCAGAGAAGTATTCTGGGAAGATGATGTTATAGCTGAAGTACAAGAACTACTAGACAGGTGCTCTATTCTTGTATTTCATAATACACAGTTCGACATCAGAGCATTATCCTTCATAGGTATCAAAATTGATCACTTATGGGACAAGATAGAAGATACCTTACTAGCTTCCCATGCCTTATGTTCAGGGGATACTCACGGATTGAAAGACCTGAGTATTAAATATCTCAACTATTGGGATGATGATGAGAAAGATTTAGAACAAGCTATTAAAAGTATCCGTGTTAAAGCAGCAGCTAAAGGATGGGCAATAGCCAAGAAAGGACACCAACACTTTCCGGCCATGAAAGGGGCAGTCAGCTGGTGGAAACAAGATATGTGGCTAGCTCCTGAAGAATGTCTAAAGTACGCTCTACAGGATGCTGAACGTACATGGTTGTTATGGGATGCTTTCAAAGTAGGATTGACTAATGAAGGATTATGGGCACCTTATAAATTACGGAAGAAACTATTAAAAATATGTTTTGATATGACTACGGCAGGTATGAGATTAAACCTTAAAGCCACTCAACAACATATTGACAACCTAGAACATAAGATGTTACTTATCCGTAAGTACATCGAGAAAGAGTTAAACATCCGTCATAAATTTAATTGGAACAAACGAGATCACCTGGTTAGTTTGCTACACAATCATTTACGTATACCACAATTATATACAACCCCCAAAGGTGGGCCGGCAACCGATAAGAAAGCTCTAGCTGAGTATGCTATTCATTACAAAGGGAAACTATTAAATGCTCTAATGAAGGGAAGAAAGCTAGAAACTGAGCTAAGATATGTCTCATCTTACAAACTATGGGCTGACGACAATGGTTATATCCATTCTAATACTAACGTTACCGGTACTAGAGAAACTAGACAATCATCAACCAACCCTAACCAACAGAACATCACGGGCAAGCTGAAAGAACTATTCCAACCACCCCCAGGAAGTGTGTGGGTAGATATTGACTTCGTGAATATTGAGTTACGTTTATGGGCTTTCTCAATTGGTAACCCAGAACTAATTGAAGCATTTTCTAAAGGTATTTCAGTTCATGAAATGATTATGGAAACCCTATATCCACGGGAATATAAACTATACAAGACAGCACCTACTGAATACTTGAAGAAATTGTATAGGTCAGTCAAAGCAGGTAACTTTGCCATCATTTACGGAGCAACTCAAAAGAAAGCCGATGAAACTTATGGGTATACTGGTGCTACGGCTAAAATCTATGCCCGATTTCCAGGTGTAGCTGAGTTTACGCAATCCTTGATTAAACAATGTGAAGAGAACCGGGTTTATCTACAACGTCATGCTATACAGACTCTAGGGGGTTATTTGTTAGATGTTCCTGTCGATGAACCATTCAAAGCCTGTAATTACTACATCCAAGGTAGTGCTGGTATCATCACTACTAGAGCGATGATTGCAGTTACAAACAATGAAAGATTTATAGATTCAGGATCATGTTTAGTAGCTCAAGTACATGACTCTTTGAAACCACAAATACCGATTCATAAAGGATTATCTAAGACAATCAATTCAATTCTATACTCAATGGAAACTTGTGCTACAGACATATTTGGACCAACACCAGTAAGTTATGAATTGATAACTCATCCAGACGACAGAAACAATCCCTACATACTTGAAATGGAGATACCTTTCTAATGTATTACTTACTAAAACTTGATGGTCAAGTATTGAAAATCGAATGCAAATTCAGTTCGATACCTAACAAAGTGATGGCTTTGTTAAAAATAGGAAAAGAAAATGACATTGCATTGGCTAAAGCTTTAAGCAAATGTGAACATTTAAGCGAAGATAACTTATCTTTCGTCCAACACAATTACTATCTATTGAAAACAGAATAATGGATCAACTGTTCATAGTGGTAATAGCTTTTGCTTCAGGGTTTATAGTCAGAGGTTTATTAGAAGGACAAAGAGGATGAAAGCCGATGAAATACCCTACGTTTTGATAGTGTGGGAAAACGGAGAAACCTCACAAGTACCATGGAACGACATTACCGATATCAGGTATGACGGAGTAAAAGCAATCTACAAATACTGCCCCATACAAATAAGCTCCATTATATCAAATAACACTCGACTTGCATTTACGGTATTAGCTATGCACCATCAAATTAACACCATAGAGGAAGAATAATTGACACCTTTCGAATTCCATACAAGCATTTCTTATGAAGAACATGGTGACCAATTTATAGGTGCCTGTCCATTCTGTGAGAAGCCCGACAAGTTCTATTTCAATCAAGAGAATTTGTGGGATTGTAAAAACGCTAACTGTTTAGATCCTTCAACACGTAAACCTCGATCAGGTAATTTAGTGTCCTTTCTTCGTCAACTATACGACGAATACGATACTATTACTAAAGCTGCTCAAATCGTAGCCGATTGGAGAGGTTTACCAGTTGCTCGGGTTAGTCAATTAGGCTTAAAATACAACCCATTAAACGATAGCATCTTAATCCCCACATTTAAAAATGGTCGATTAAACAACATCTATAAAGCAGAGAAACGAGGGGACAAGATTCAAGTATTGTGTACACCTTCAATGGAACACACAATCATGAATTGGCCAGAAGATACCAATGAAACCATTTGGGTATGTGAAGGCCATTGGGATCGAATAGCTGGTGAAGCCATTGTAGGCAACACTAATAACATCACTTGTGTAGGGGTGCCTGGATCAGGAGTATGGAAGAAATCTTGGACAGATATATTAGTTGATAAGCATGTTGTCTTTTGTTATGACAACGATAATGCAGGTAGAGTAGGCTTCGAAAAGGTGATAGCTAAACACATAGCAACACACCCCCAGAAACCCCTCAGCGTCAGCTATATCGAATGGCCTAATGATCTTCCAGAGAAATATGATCTAAATGATTGTTATAGGAGTCACCATAGAAAATCAATCGAGTATTTAACACCATTCATCAAACCATTCAAAATGGCTGAAGGATCGGTAATTGTTAAACAAACTATTGAAAATGTTCAAGCCAATGTTTCAATAGATACTTTTGATAAGTTTCTTGATGTGTTTCGAGAAACCTATCATACAACTCCTGATATGGAATTGTGTTTGCTGTTAGTGCTAACTTCAATCTACTCTATCAATGTAGGAGGAGAACAACTGTGGTTAAGAATAATTGGACCACCAGGGTGTGGAAAAACAACTGTAGCAAAAGCTGTGTCCGCTTCAGATCAAGTGGTCTTACGATCTACATTTACTGGACTGTTTTCAGGGTTTTACGATGGAAGTAAAGAAGATAAAAGCTTGGTTCCGATCATTGCTGGAAAAACTCTCTTTGTTAAGGATGCAGATGCTTTACTACAACAAGCCAACATTGCAAGAATCTTCTCAGAATTACGTGACTTCTACGACAAAGACAGTTCAACAGGTTATCGTCACGGGTTCAATCATGATTATAGAAATATCCCCTCAACAATGGTGTTGTGTGGAACTAACGTTTTACGACGATCTGACCAAGCCTTTCTTGGAGAGCGATTTCTTGACTTCGAGATGCGGATTTCTCAACGAGACGAAGAACTTATAGCCGATAGAATGCTACAACGATCTATGGTACTAGCCAACGACCCATCCAACCTCCCCCCAGAAATGCACGTCCAGGCAGCGGCTAAGGGGTTTATTGATCACCATCTATTACCTAAACCAATGACAGGAGTATTATCCAAGAATCTACAACAATTAATCTTGAGATTAGCTAAACTAACTGCTAAAATGAGAACTAAAGTAGATAGGGATATGTTCGGTAAAGGTGATGTAACTTTCTCACCAGTAGCTGAATTACCTACTCGTTTGATCGGTCAGTTGTCTAAAGCTATGATGTGTGTTCCAGTTATCCTGGGTAGGGATGACGAACAAATGTCAAGTAAGTTATTAAGAAAGGTAGTAAGAGACGTAATTGATCCGACCTCTAATCGGTTTAGAATCTGTCAAGATTTAATGGAAGGGTGGTATGGTAGAGACGAATTAGTTGAAGCTAGTGGTATGTCAAAATCCATGGTCACTAGAGAACTTGATGACTTACGTATCCTAAGATTAGTCGATGAGAAGATTGGTCATAGCAATATACCAAAACATAAACGATTAGTCTTCACCTTGCGTGATGATATCAAAGAAGGGTTAATAGCGATCAATGGCTAAAAAGAGAGATGAATACGATGAGTTTTATGATGAATATGATGATATTCCTCAAGAACAAGAATTCGAAGCTGGTAAGAAGTTTAGGCTTGCTCGATATAAGCAAAAAGAGCAAGCTGCAATGCGTGATGAATTTAATGAGGTCGGGGCTGTAGAACAAGCTACCGGCAAATACTTAGAAAAGAGGACACAATATGAAACTGATTATGTATCTGCTCACCAAGAAGTATTTACCCGATCAACTGGAATCAAACCATTTGGTCAGACTCAGATTGACTCTGTAAACAGAACATACCACACACTTACTCACGGGGGACGATCAGTAATTGCTGAACCCCGTGGGTTTGGTAAGAGTTCTCGTACTGCTAACAATGCTATCATGGCAATTCTTCAAGGAAAGATTAAGTATGCTTTGATACTTGGTTCATCAATTCAGAAGGCTGAAGATATTCTTGAAGCCATTAAAACTGAATTGATAGACAACGAAGAACTATACAATCTCTACCCAAGAGTCTGTGAATGCTGTAGACACGGCGGCGAATCACCCCAGAGAGCAGCCCGCCAGACGTACATGGGTAAGAAAACTCACTTGAAGTTTGGCAAATATATGATCAAGATGCCGGTTCTACCTGATGAACCGTCATCTGGATCAATTATACAAGTTAGATCAAAAGACAATGTTCGTGGTCTAGCTGTCAAGATTAGATACGGTGAGGAATCTGGTAGAGTATTGCGTCCCGATTTCGCTTTCTTGGATGATATACAAACAGATGAAGAAGCAGAATCACCTACGTCCGTTTGGAAGATTATACAAACGATTAAGAAGTCCGTACTGTTTGCTGGTTCTCACTCACGTCGGATTTCTGCTGTTATGTGTTGTACTCCCATTTGTCCTGGGGATGTTTCTAGTCACTTTATTCTAAACGAACCATCATGGGATTATATCGTATCTCCTATGATACGGAAGATGCCCACCCATTTAGACATGTGGTTAAATGACTACGCTAGGATTCTATTAGATTTCGATAGACACGTAACAGGGGACAGATTAAAAGCTAAACTCAGGGCTAGAAAGTTTGTAGAAGAGAACTATGAGAAGATGCACGAAGGTTCAGAGATAGCTTGGGAATGGGCTTATGCTTGGCAAGAAGATCCTCAAACTGAAATAAGCGCATTACAGCACGCTATGAATTTCAAGATTGAAGAAGGTGATGACGCCTTCGAATCTGAGTGCCAATGCAATGTGGCTCCACGAGTTGATGAAGTAGAAGGTATCAAAGCCACTCTTGATGAAATCATGAGCAAAGTTCATGAGTTCCCAAGACGTAAATGCCCAGTAGAAACTAAGTTTATCGTCACCCACATCGACGTAAACAAGAATCTATTGACATACACAACTGTAGCTTCACCTAAAGAATTCCGTCCAATGGTTATAGATAAAGGTGAATGGCCAGAACAACAAGGAGCAACATGGACAAAGAAAGATATTATTTACACCCTTAAACGTAAGTATCCTGATATCCCGGAACACCATGAGAGAGTTTATTGGGGATTGCGTTCATTGCTCAATTACATAGGCAATCTCACTTACATTCGTGAAGATAACCTAGTAATGCACAATAACCTAATCATGGTCGATATGGGTTATCAAATCGATGAAGTACAAAGAGCTATAAGAGACTGTGACTATCGTAACATTTCTATGTGTTATCGTGGTCAAGGTATCCGTGCTAAAGACAAACCCTTTATGGACAGACACTATGAAAAGTTTGCAGAGAAGCATTTCCATTGTGCAACAGTTCCTACAACAGATCGTACTCTCACTGTACTGTATTCTGACGTCAACTACTTCAAGACCGCCTTCCATAAAGGAATCAAATCTAGATCAGACATAGGAGGCAGCATATCCCTGTACACCCCAGAAAGACAGTCGGAGCACCTGCTATTAGCTAAACACTGTCTAGCTGAGATCCCTCAAGAAGATTATTTTGATAAAGAAGATCGTCGTGTAATCTTTTGGGAAAATCCTAAAGAAGAGGACAATGAATATTTTGACAACATCGTCGGCTGTTTAGCTGGTCTTTTTAAGTTAGGGTGTGAAATCCGTGGAAAGAAAAAGAAACAAGGTACCTACTCCATCAAAGACTACATCGACAAACAAAAACAATCACGAGGGGATTGAGTTTAGTCACTACCTTTTAGGTAGTCTTTGGTTAAACAAATCAAATGGTAAAAAGTATAGATTAAGACGGTTAACTGATCCAACAACATTACAAGGCACTCTTTATATGTGGTGCCCAGATGATAGTGAACGTATCTTCGATTTAACTATTGACAAATGGGTACAAGTATGAGCGAGTGTGATCACGAAGGAGAAGAAAGAGATTATGATCCACCGACTTTTGAGGATGACGTGCTATGAAATACGATGACGAATCAATCCGCAAGGAATTGAAAGCAATTGACGAAGATGAAACGGTAACTGTTCAATCTAATGAAGCAGATTTTATTGAACAAATACTCTACAAATACCCAAACTCAACATTAACAGCTAGACAAGCATCTTGGGCTTTAGACATTATAGAAAAGTACGAAAGATGAAAACACTCGGAATCTTAATGATAGCCATATCGTTATGCCTTATTTGCCCCCCAGTAGGGGTAATATTACTAATCGTATGGTTCTTAGTGGATTGAATAATGAAACCAGCAGTTCGTCATGAATTACAACGAGTAACTGATTACATCTGGAAATTGAGAGAGGCTAAGAATATCTCTCAACGTAGATTAGCTACTAAAGCCAATGTAAACTTTACAACAATAGCAAGAGTAGAAATGGCTGATGGACAGTATTCATTACCTACTCTACTCAAAATCTGTAGAGCATTAGACATCACACTATCACAACTATTCAAGGAGATAGAACTATGAAATGTATTGAATGCGGAAGAGAGAACCCCCGAATAAACGATCCTATCTATGTGTGTGCAGCCTGTAGTACCGAATCACTTGAAAATGTGAAAAGCAAGCTACTCCCACCCCAGAAAGCCGGGACCGACAAAGTAGGGACTGGATTAGTATTGATACCTTGGTATTCAATATTAGAACTAGGAAAGATATTTATTGAAGGATTAAGATACGGTAGGGATAATTGGAAGAAAGGTGTAAATGATAAAGAATATCAAGAAGAACGTCTTGAACATGCCATGCTCCATCTTCTTAAATGGAAAGAAGGTGATCGTTCAGAACAACATTTAGCAAAAGTGATGTGGTTTTGTGCAACCCAGTTGGAATTAGAAAAAATGGAAGGAGTTCCTAAATAAACTATCATGAGCAGCTGGTGTTTTATTTGTGGTAGAAAAGTAGATGCTAGTTATCGAAAACACAAAGGTGACAAAGCCCATAAGAAATGCTTAGAAAACTATCTCAATAAATTGAAAAAAGATAAAGAGAAACAACTGAACAAGGAAACAAGCTAATATCCTCTCAGATACATAACTAGGCGTATCCTAAAAAATTCCACTTGACTATGCGACCCCGTATGTATATAATGCCTACGGGGTCTTTTCGTCGCAACTATCTGTATCCAGGGGGATACAGGTTATACAGTCAAGGGGATAAAATGAGAATTGCTTTAGCTTTGCTTGCAATGGTGCTTTTTACAAATACCGTAGAAGCACAACTACTCCGACGAGTTATCAACAGGAATCAGGGGTGTCCGAATGGTGTCTGTCCAACCAATCAACCAGTAAGACAAACAGTCCGCAATGTATTTGCTCCCGTAAGCAATATCAGTCGAGGGCACTGGAGTTATCCTGGAACGATTAGTGGACACTTACAATCTACTCACGGAGTATCGACTGTCGGTATGTCTCGTGAACAGATGTTGAATTTACACGATGCTCTACACGAAGGCCGAACAACTACTACTCAAACACGAGTACAAATCAAAGTACCACCTACTCCGACCCCTACTCAAACTCGAACAACTATTAAAGTTAGTAGTGAAACTACATTTGGACTAACAAGTTCAACTCTCACTGTTCCTGATCACATTCTAGCTCAAGTAGCACCTGACAGTTCTTTTGGACTAGAAACAAGCTCAACACCGGAACACGTGCTAGCTCAAGTAGAAACTCTACCAGGACCAACACAAGTTAGAGATGTCTTTAAATCTTCTCTAATCAAAGCAGCTGTAGAAGCCCGTAAAGCTGGTAAAATTACCGCTCGTGATGCGGTCAAATTACGGGTAGCTATGCTTTCCCCCGCCTTTGTAGAACGAGCACACGAACTAGCCGTCACTCAAATGGCTTTCAGTGGTGAAGTTTCTGATGCAGTCCCTATGTCAGATGAAGGGATTATCCAAGTAGAGGGGATCAATTGGGAAGGGCTTGCTAAGTTCTTAGAAGCATTCATTCCTTTACTAATCACCCTTCTCAAAGCATTTGGTCTATAAGGACTCATCATGCCAGAACTGGATTATCCTCTCTCAGAGGAATATGAAGAAGTCAATTATTCCAGAGAACCTTTAGGCCCTAGTTCACGATCATGTTGTCGAGTATTAAATAGCGGCTCTTGTGGCTCTGGTTCAATTGTTGGTTTTCGAGACTACAAAACAATCGTACTAACAAATGCTCACGTAGCAGGTACCAAGATTGGGCATGTAGTTCAATGCCAATTCCCTTACGCCAACAATAATAAAGTACCTGCTAAAGTAATTATGGCAGGGTACTCTGACCGAGTGATGATGGATTGGGCTGTATTGGAAATTGATCAGAAGATTGAACTCCCAGCAGTCAAATTATCTATCACTGCTCCAGAAGGAGACCACTATACCGGTGGTTATCCTCGATGTGAAGGCCCTTTGTTTCAGAAGTTAGTCACTAGACAGATTACGCACAACGGTGTAGTTTGGCGGTGGCAACCAAACAGTATCGGTGGTCAATCGGGTTCAGCTGTTCACTCTTTCAAAGATCATACTCAACGAGGATTGTTGACTTGGAGTTGGGGCGGTGATGGGGCGGGACAAACTACCCGTTCAATCTGGTTCCAATATCTAAACCGAGCAGTAGTTGGTATAGTCAAACCAGAGGGTCTTATCGAGTTAGCCGACAACAAAGCAGAGTTTCTTGAAGAGGGGTTCTTTGCTGAAGCCAATATCACTACATTACCGATTTGGGCACATTTAGATGATCCTATAACACCTCCTGTGGGACAAGATTGTAAAGTATTCAGAGAACAAGTTCTAAAACTAGCCGAAGCAATGCAACAACAAGTAGGCAAGCTAATAGAAGCAGCTAGAACCACCCCAGAAAATAACCCCGAACCAGGAGTAGAACCCAATACAGGCGGAACATTTGGATTATAATCAACGACTATCATCGGGATATAAACAATGCACGAAGAAAATGGTTTACCCGGCATAACCGGGTGGGTATTAGCGGGCATAGCAACCATTATTGCCACCCTTTCAGGCATCGTTCAGATGTTCTATCGAACACAAATTGCTGACTACAAAGCTAACATACTCGCACTAGAAAAGACAACGGCAGCTTTAACAGTACGAGCGGACAAATGTGAAGACGAACGTGAAGAACTACGAGTAAGATACGCAGTTCTTGAACAACGCGTAAGTGAATTAGAGTCGTATAAGAAACATTTCGAAGAGAAGAAGTTATAACTGTTCCTGTAGTGTAGGTCACTGGCAGCACATACGACAAAAGAGATAACGATAAATGAGCGTATTCTTACCAACACAACCACCGACAAGTGTCCCGACTGCCGGAGACTTAGCAACACCTAGTGCTAGAACAGGCAACGGGTTCGTAGTCTCCACAACAGGTGAATCCACCCCAGGAGATAACGGAGCGGCGGCGTACATCTACCACAGGACTGGTCGGTCAGGTCAGGTAATGGACAGTGGCGCATATCGAGCTGGTCCAGGAGTTGATGACTGGTGGGAAGTAACAAAGAAAGATGTTCTCAACCTATCCATCTACCCTATCGATAACACCGGGATTGTCGATGATGGATACTTGCCACTAACGAATGATGTGCCAGGGGAAACGCTATTAGTCAACGAAGGCGTCTACTTAATAGCGTCCAACTATACGTTGAATCGAAGAGTGCAATTCGAAAACGGGGCTAGATTTAAGATTGCAAATGGATTCAACGTGCACTTGTCGGCAGGCTATGTGGCAGAACCAACACAATGGGTATTCGACATCAGTGATGGTGGAACTGTAACAGTTGACAATATGCCAGGAGTGTCTGTAGCTCACTGGGGAGCAGTTCCAGATCACACGTACAGCCCAGATTTCGGTACTAACAATTCACCAATGATCCAAGCTGCATTTGATGCTTGCAATCAAATGGCAGGCACTTTCAGTTATGTAGAACCAAAAAGACCAGAGGTGTTTGTACCTCCAGGATCGTATCGATTACTCACTGGTGTTGTACTTAAAAACCTATGTAATCTACATGGTCCAGGAGCTACATTTTGGTACTGGGGTTCACAAGCTAGTGATGGTGCCATCTTAACGATTGGTGCAGATACGGGTGTAGATTTCGAGGAAATTGAACTCGGCACATTTACGCTGCCATCTGTATCTGGAAATCCAAGCAGAACAGTCATCCCAGTAGCGGAAGAAGAGTTTGTCGGTATTCGGATTGATGAATGTGGCTCATCAGTGTTCTATTGTGAACTAACTAATTATGTTGCGATTGGTTTACAACTTAGACCAAACGTCACATCAGGATTCGGCTCATACGTAGCCCACAATCACTTCTTGAATCACAAAGCTTGGAATGTTAAGTGGGCTATTGATTTCGTATGGCAATGGCATCAAACCCAAGCGGGCTATAATGGTTGGGCTAATGAAAACGTATTTACTAACTGTAATTGGACACAAGATGGTTCAACGATATGGTACGGTACAACCGCTGGCTGCCGGATGCGATGTATAAATGCTCGTCCTGATTTACCAAAATGGGACTTTGGAGGAAATAACAACAACAGATTTTTTGGTCAGTGCTATCAGCCAGCAGGAGAATTTGCTGGCACGCGCCTTGCTGTTGGATTAGCGGTAGTGCAAAACAGACGTTATTTCAACCCAGATACTAGACAAGAATATATTTGCGATGTCACTGGAACGGTAGCTACAGTACCAACAAACACAGACCTAGCACAATCCCCAGCGGACGTTAATGGGATCAGGTTTACGCATCGCGGTCCTTATTTCCATGCACCTATCTATCTTGACAATAATGGTGGGTCAAACATGTGGCATGGAATTCGATGGGAATATGGTGATGGGGCGTGTTGCTATATAGCGAACAGTGGGCAAGACCCACCAGTTGCAAATATTTCTCGTGGCAATGAAATCGTTCTGTACGACTATTCACGACAGAACGCAGATCGAGAAGGCAAAGTAATCATTGATGATTACACGCTAGCACGACGAAATGAACTTGCTGGCATGAGAAATACAGGCAGGATGTATGGAAACGACCTAAACGATAAGTATGTTATATCTGACATACATAAACGGTTCATTGCATCAGCACAAGCACTCACTATTCGTGGGATGCAATTTTACAACCCACAGACAAAACGAGTTGTTGATTACGCAGACTATGGCTTAGACGATTGGATATTATTAAAAAATGCTGTTGGAGAAACCACATATCAAACTATCGGTGTAGTGGTAGATCTTGCTGAAAGCAGACGAATTCAGAGTCACTTTACAATAGCGCCAGTTAAAAATGTGTTTACCGTCGACATTGCTACGAATGAGATTATTTGCAATAACCACAATCTGCCCCCATACACGCCTATCGTATTTGAAGGCGAAGACTTACCTGGAGGCTTAAAGAAAAATGCAAAATATTTTACTGTTTACGACCCAACTCCAGATCCTGACAGATTTCAAGTATCAGCAATAAACTACGGTTCTGTGGTTGATATAACCGATATCGGTAGCGGAGAGATGACGTTTTACTCAACTGCTGCTTCAGGTTCGAATGCTGTAGTTCCATTAGATGGTGATGGTAAGTTTGTAGATGTTACTACGGCTACCCAAAACGATTGCGTCAGCAATGGTTACTGGAATTCAGGTATACATATATGGCAGATAGGTAGTGAGCCGTTATATTTTGGATTGGGGACTAATCAGAATATCACTAAAGCCTTTATTGGTTATTCTGGAATTCCAAGTTTAGCGACACATTTAGAGCTAAGTGCTGTCCCAGGTGGAACGGTAAACGCAGGCCTTATCAATATTGTCACACCTGACAAAGAGCGATTCAGTAAAGGTATTCCTACGGGTGGCTTCTTCTTAGAAGCTAACGAGTTTATTCGTAACTACACCCAAGAAGCATTTACGTCGTCGGGATGGAGAGTAAGGCAGACTGGCGCTCTTGCCCGTCATTGGGCAGTTGGAGAAGACGTAAGAGCCACGGAGCTACGAACGAGTGATGGCAAGATATATGCAGCCATAAACTCTGGAACAACGGGTGCTACTGCTCCAACGGGTAATACGCCTGTTACGTTTACTGCCAATGCTACGACTAACGAAATAGAAAAAACTGCCCACGGATTAACTAACGGCAAAAAGGTCAAGTTTACCGGAGCTTATCTGCCTGGAAATATTATTCAGAACACGATTTATTTCGTTGTCGGAACAACAGCCAACACATTCCAAGTGTCACGGTCTTCAGGTGGAGCGGCTATTGATTTCAGCAGTGCGGGTCATAGTGCGACGTACACCGCCATCGTCAGTGACGATACTGTTGAGTGGGAATACTTCTCGCCTGTAGCTGAGCTAGAAGAAATCTATGAAGGTGAAGCACTCGCAGCGGGATTACCAGCAGTTACAGGAAATCTCACCTTAAACTCAGACGGAAGTTCTTCTAACTGGTACAAAGCCAACACGTATATTAGTCAGAAGGTATTGTCTGGAGATTTCGACATTACATTTAAGATCATGGCAGGAGATCCTCCTGACGGCCAATCTCACATGGTTGGTGTTACGAGTCTCACCTCTGCCACGGAATTTAACAACTACCAAAACTTTGAATATGGCGTTTTGTGGTATGGGCCAACGGAAGTAGAAATATCGCGGCTAGCAGTCCAGAAAAACTACACCATTGCTGGATGGGGTAATAATTTAGTACGTCTAGTAAGAACCGGCACGACTATCGACATGTACATCAACGATGTACTAATCGCACTCGAAACAGCGACATTTACAGCTAATGCAGGGACAGACGTAATTACCAGTGCTGCCCACGGGCTGGACGATAACAGGCCAGTACGTTTTGAAGGAGTTGATTTACCTGCGGGCATTGTCGAAGGAACAGTTTACTACGTTATGGATAGTACAACAGATACCTTCAGGATAAAGATGACGCCAGTAATAGCATTGTTTAGTGCAAATGACACGACAGATATAATCACCAGTACAGCCCACGGACTAACGGATGGTTGGCCAATACTCTTTTCTGGAGTAGAGCTTCCTAGCGGCATAATTGCAGGAACAACCTATTACGTCAGAGATAAAACAACAGACACGTTCAAGATAGCAGCCACAGTTGGAGGAGCAGCGATTGATATACTTGACGTCGGTAATTACGAGATGTGGTGGGAAGGTGCAGCAGTAAACATTACTGATGTTGGTAGTGGGACAATGACATTCTTTGCCAACGCAATCGTCGATACTGATTTGCACCCAATGTACTCTGCATACGATTTAGTAAACTCTCATGCTATTCTCTACAACGATGACTACAAACCAACGCAGCAAGGGGCTGCATTGATAGATAGTTTAGAACCCATTCAAGCCAAGGATGAATTTGAAACTATCCCATCAACAGCTACTCCCACGTTCCGTTGGACCATCTTTCCCGGTCGTACCAAGATGATGGAGCTAACAGCTAATGTTACCTCCATGGCATTATTGGTCAATGAAGCAGGAGAATACCGAATTATATTCACCCAGGATGCAACTGGCGGACGAACGGTAGTGTGGCCAGGAGGAATTAAAGGCACACAACCTACTCTGAACTTGCTCGGCGGTGAAAGCACTATCTTTAATTTGATTTACACCGGGATTGATTGGTACTGGGGCAACGTCGTTACAGATGAAAGAGTCAACGTCACTCTCAATGGAACAGCGGCAGGAGTAGCGTGGGACATCACTAACACATATGTTAGCAACGACACCCTGACTGGTGATTTCGATATTACATTTGACTTCATCGACCGTACCCAAAACTATATTGTTGGAGTCACAACAAACACGCTACCAACTGCATCAGCGAATTACACTGTGCCTGATTTTGGTGCATACCATTTTACTGACGGATTTGTGCAAATTTACAAACGAGGCGCGACGACAAATTACGCTATCCCTACGTTCGGCAATGGATTAGTGAGGATGGTGCGGACTGGTTCAAATATGGATTTGTATGTCAATAACGCCTTGGTGGCGGCTGCTAACGACCCAGCATTCACAACAGACCCAGTGCGGCGAATATATACCGCAGAAGTATCGGCATCTGCCGAATGTGTTCTGTTTGGGGATTTAAGCACTCCGATTGCAATCGGTTCAAACCTAACGCAAGTTAACGACGCTATTCCAGACGAAAACGGTGTCGAAACCGTGTCATTCAGCGCAACAGCGTCATTCAACTTCGCTGTTGACCCACGCAAAAACAAAACAATGACGCTGACTGGCAACGCCACAGGTCTGGTAGTAATTGCTCCGACCCCAGGAGTGTACTACATTTCCCTTACCCAGGATGGAACCGGTGGTAGAACAGTAGCTTGGGCCACGACCATCAATGGTACTGCACCAACTATGTCGGCTGGAGCAGGGACCAGTACGTTGTTTCCTATTTATTCCAACGGCACAGATTTATTTTGGATGTAACACATGTTCACACAGATTGATTTTGAAGACGCAGCAGGCAAGACGATTAAAGCAATCGTTCGTCCTTATTCTACCCATATAGTGGTCGCGTTTACGGACATGACTTATTCCATCATCGACGCATTTCAACCAGATTATGATGAGGTGGAGTTATGTACGTTGGGGATGTTCATTGTAATAGACGATAGCTATGAGCGAGTTTTTGAACCGTTGTTCGGTGAATATGCCAAGGAAATGTACACAGAAGCCTGCTTGAAGGATGACGCTAATACAGCAGCAGTGCGGGCAAATGCAATCGCAAACGGACACAAATTCTAGTTTTATATTGGACGTAAGTTATGGCAACGTATGAACTACCAATTAACTCACCGTTGACCAGCACTGGTGATGATGTATATTGCAAGCCAACCGATAGTGATTTCGCTGGCGGTGCAACGTGGGGAACGGGTGCAGTAGCCGGCATTGAAATAGCCGATACGAACGTGTATTTAGCAACACTCGATGAAGCTAAAGGTTATATCGTCTATCTCAATGGCACTGAGAATGCATTCACAGCCGATGCCAGTAGTAATGAGATTATTGATAATGCCCACGGATTACTAAATGGTGAAATAGTCCGATTCAAAGGACTAGACCTCCCTGGCGGACTCGTGCAATCTACACGTCACTATGTAATTGACGTTTCCACGAACAGATTTCGAGTCTCGTTAACCGCTGGTGGATCAGCGATAAACATAACAGATGCTGGTACCGGCACAATGATTTATACTGCCACTAGCCAACGGGGAAAGACTAACGACATAGTGCTTGGGACTATCCCTATCGTCAACACAGGCGGACTCACCCCAGAAGGAGAGGCCGCCCTGATTCAAGCTATCAAAGATGATCCTGAATTAGGTACAGATGGATTGTTGCTCGATGCTAAACGTGCTCGACAGTTTGATACTAACTTGAGAACGGTCAGTGTGATTAGTGCAACACAATGGCGATACACCGTCTACGAAGATGACGGAGTAACAATCGGTTTCCAAATGGACTTCAATCCAACCACAGGTGAAAAGGCAATAGTGTAATGTTGACACCAGCACAGCAAGCAACACTGAAGACAAACATACAAGCAGATCCAATGCTTTCGTTACTCACGCCGAGTAATTCAAGTGCGTTGCAAATCGCTAACGCCTACAATTCAGAAGCATCACCATTATTTGTAGTGTGGAGATCAGAAGTCACTAAAGATGAAATTGGCAATGCTTGGGTCGGGACGGACATTGATGGTATGTCGTCGCTAAACATGCAACGCCTGCAACTGTTGTTTGCTTCAGTTGGTGAACGTAGCACGTTTGACATGAGGCGTACAGACAGACGGGCAGGCTTTGAAAATCCATTCGGAGCCAATGTTAATAATCCTTCCAGAGTAGCAATGCGAACAGTTTGGAAGCGTAATGCAACACGACTAGAAAAGCTATTAGGTAGTGGCACTGGTTCCGATGCTAGCCCAGGTATCACTACCTTTGAAGGGTCCGTGACGTATTCGGAAATCAACCAAGTAATGGGATGGGTTGAATAATGCCAAACAAAATCTACGGTGCTCTTGAAACCCCAATCACATTTCGTGATTCAGGTGGTGATGTTGTTATTACGCTGCTTAACTTGGCGTTTGGTGCCGGTAGAGTTTCAGCACGTTACGATAGAGGTGCTGGTAGTAAAGCAAGACTACATGAAGTTCGAGCAGTTATTCAATTTGAAACAGCACCAGCATTGGGCGAAGCAGTCGAAATCTATTTATTCCAATCGGACGGTACCTACATGGACGGTACACTTGGAACCGCTGACGCTGCAATGACGAGTGATAAGCGACGAAATGGAATGCTAATCGGTGCTGTCATAGCAGATACAGTGTCTACAGCCACCGATATTATTGCCACATTTCAGAATGTGCCGATTTCTTCACGTTATTATTCTATTGGTGTATGGAATGCCTCAGCAGGAGATAATTTAGAAAATACAGCTAATGCTTGCCGAATCATTGTGACACCTAATCCGGATGAAATTCAATGAGTTTTGTAGTTCACCCAACCTACCAAAGTGGCATCGCAGCGCCAAACAGAATTGGTGGTGGACTAACATTTCGTAATCCTAGTCTATGGAGAGGTTGTGTCGGAGCTTGGTGTCCATCGTTAGGTGCAACAGGCAGCGTATTGTTTGACCATAGTGGTAATGGATTAAATGGTACGCTGACGGTTATGGATGCCGCTACAGATTGGGTAGCAAGTGATGGGCAGTTAGCATTAGATTTCGATGGTACAAATGATTATGTATTAGCCGGTTCTAATGCCATCCATACCAATAATGTGATGTCTATTTCGCTATGGGTTAAATGCAATGCCTCTCCTAATTCCTATGACGGCATTATTGCTAAAACCAATGGAGGTTTGTGGTCGGAAGGTTGGGGAATGTATTGGTCCGGCCCAGTCACTTTGGACTTTTGGGCAGGCAGTTACGCAACGAATTATTCACAAGCCGCATCAATTTCACCATTAGTTTGGAACCATTTCATTGGTATTGCCGATGGAGCAAATGTAACACTATGGTGGAATGGCAAGCCACAAGTATCACGAGTACAAGGAGCATCTCTTCTAACAACACCAGGTAGTAAGCCTCTTGAGTTTGGGAGAGTAGGTGGGGATAGTTACAACATAAATGGTCAATTAGACGATATACGAATCTATAATCGTGCTCTAAAAGATTCAGAGATACTAGCATTACGACAACGGCGAGGGATCGCTTACGAAGGCTATCGTAGTGTGTCTGGTACATCAGCAGCATCGAAACTCCCAGTCTCAGTCATCATCAATCAAGCAGTAATGCACGCATCTAATTTCTAAGGAACACCTATGGCTGAACTATATCTAATCACAAATGGTCCAACACCAACTACGGCATCACAGGTTGCAGTTACCACGGGCACAGCCATTAAAACAATGCTGCAAGTGAAGCTCGGCTTGACCGCAAACAGAGGCAAAGTAATTGAGTGGGGAATCTCGTTCGATGGCTCTGCTGCGGCACAACCAATCATTTGCGAGTTACTGACAACGGGAACTGTAGCAGCCACGGTCACTGCCCACGTTGCAGCAGGTATTCAGAATCTTGACCCATTCGGAACAACGCCAACTACCGGCAACCCGTTTACATTTACAACTACTACAACAGGTTACACCTCAAGTTCTGAAGGAACGATAACGGAGAGTCGTACTTTAGACGTGCAGCACATAGCACCTACGAATCAGTACATCAAGCAATGGCCGCTAGGTCGTGAACCGTTCTTCAATCAAGCACACTACCTGCGCATCAGAGTCAAAGCGGCTGCTGCTGTTAATGCCATTTGTTACGTCGTCATTGAGGTATAAGAATGGCCAGCGAATATGTATTCAGAATTGAAAAGAGAGAACCTGAACATCCATTGACACCAAAAGTGTTAGCAGAATTCGGGTGCAATAGCGACGACCCAAAAGCATTGGTTGAAGCTGTGGTAGCGTTTGGTGAACTATTAAAGATTTACAAAACACCAGAGAGTGTGTGTAGTTGGATGAAAAGCAACGCCGATTTCCAGCGTGCTAAATTGTTTGTAGAAGAGACTTTTAATTAAAGGCAACTGAAAATGGCAGCATACGCAAGAGTCGCAGTAGCACGCAGTGGAGCGGGATGGACGGTAACTTCCAATGCTGTATCACTAGCAGCCATTGCATCATTCCCAGCAATGTCGGGTGGTGCTGGTGGAACAGTAACGCACTTTGGTGTGGGTTACGAAGCACTTGGTGGTGCTAACGGACTAGCATTTTTCGGTACAGTCACACCGAATATCGTAGTCTCGAACGGAGTGACACCGAAGCTAGACACAGGAACCACCATCACTCAGGCAGCATCGGACGGCATGACTACAGCAGCGGCTAACTCTTTCCTATTGTTGTTTTTTAACAACACGGACTGGGCTGTTGTTGGAGATGCGGCTGGTTTGCAGAATTCAGCAGCGGCAGGAAGTTTGTATCTCAGTCTCCACACTTCCAGCCCAGGTGAAGCGGGCACACAAGCAACTAACGAGATAAGCTACACCTAATTATGGCAATACTCGGCAGACGCCAAGCATTCAAACCGTTAATCCAACCAGCACTGTATGCTGTAGAGCTTACTGGTTCAGGTGCAGCGTCGTTCTCAATAACGACTGCTGGTGCTGGAGTTGCCGATGGTATAGGTAGTGGTTCTGCTTCATTCTCGATTACAACGGCTGGGACTGGAATTGCGGATGGAATTGGTAGCGGTGCTGTCAGTTTCAATTTTACAGCATCAGCTACGAGCCTAGCGGATGGAATTGGTGGCGGTGTTTCATCGTTCACGATTACTGCTGCCGCCACAAGTCTGGTTGATACGGTTAGCAGTGGTTCGTCGTCGTTCACCATATCAACAGTTGGCTCGGGTGCAACAGACAGCGTATCGAGTGGTGCTGTTAGCCTGACAATTACTGTCAGTGGTACGAGTTCAGCAGATGGTACAGGAGGTGGTACTGCCAATTTCGAGTTAACTGTTGCTGCCAGCGGTATCGGTGATTTCAACGGTACAGGTGTTAGCTCATTCACCGTAGATAGTAGCGGAACTGGACTAGCCGACGCAATCGGTAGCGGTGCTGTTAGTTTCAGCATTACCTCGGAAGCTACAAGCCTAGCCGATAGCATTGCAGATGGTGCTGTTAATTTCAGTTTCACTCCAACAGCAAGTGGACTAGCAGACAGTGTTTCCTCGGGTACAGCGGAGTTTACGTTTACATCAGTTGGTACGAGTTTATCTGATACTGGCAACGGTACGGCTTCATTCTCGATAAATGCAGATGCTAGTGGGATAGCGGATGTTGCTGCAAGTGGAGCGTCTAGCTTTGAGATAACCGTTCTCGGTGTATCTGACACAATCGGTATTGGTTCCGCTACGTTTGACTTTAGTACAGCAGCAACTGGAACAGCAGACTTCATCGGTTCAGGTGACATTTCATTCTCAGTAACAACTTCTGGCGTTAGTGCCGCAAACGATATGGGTAGTGGTTCGGCATCAGTTAGCATGTCGGCAAGTGGAGTATCCCTTGGTGGGTCCATAAGTACGTTGTATTACTATGAATTGCTGCTGGCTACTTAACTTGAAGGAAGGCAAATGAAAAAGAACGTAGCAGGACAAAAAGTTAGGGTCTTTGCGTTTAACCGGACAACCAATGTACCAGTTACAGGTGATGCTGCCAACATCACTTGCAAAGTAAGCAAGGACAATGGTGCTGCCACTGCTTTAACGGATGTTAATCCGACTGAAACAGAGGACGGGTATTACCTGTTTGATTTGACCCAGACAGAAACAAATGCGGATACACTTGACTTCTATCCGGAGTCGAGTACACTTAATGTCCAAGTTATTACTGCTAACCATGACCGGCAAACAGTTGCCGTAATTGGGGACAGTGGTGATCCTGTACCCGCTTTTGATGGAGATGTACCATTCGGTCTAGATGGCCCCGTAGATGTAGATGCGGCATCCGGAGACGACGAAAACATTGCAGAATGTCTTCTTAATATACAAACCTTAGTCGGACCTAAAAGTGTCAAGACTAAGGAAGTAGAGATAGAAGCACACGATCCAATGAAACTACAATTGCTTTGTGAACGATTAAAACCCAAAGCAATCAAATTTGGTCAATTCACGGGTACCTATGTAAAACCTAAGTACAACGATTGTATCTGTGAACATCCGAAAGACAGGGAATAACAATGTTGACGTCCTTAACGCTACGAAATACCCCAATCGATCAAGATGATTGGAGGCTAATTCCAAGACGAGAATATAAGATTGCATTAGGTAATCCTATGTTCCGTAAAAAGATACGAGAAGTATCTGCTCAAGAAGATGAAGAGAACAGTTACTACACCGGTATCCTCAATACTATAGCTGAACACTGTGTAGGATCAGTTCCACTCATACTAGGAAACCACCCCTCCCCAGAAGCAAACGACGCAGTCGAGGATAAATGGTTGGAGTGGGCTTCCTCTAATTCAATTGGAACAGCTATCAGACAAATACGTCGAGGGGCTGCTAGGACTGGATTAGGTATCGGTATCCCCTATAAACTGATAGATCCATTAGACCCTATTGGATTCGGAATCAAAACAGTTTCTTCACTGAGACTGACCAATCCACGTAACGTAGGAATTTTTGATCGTATTTATGACGGTATTGAATACGATGAAAATTGGGATATCAAGAAGATTTACCTGAAAGAATACGGGGAACAGGATCCAGTCGAATACAATGCCAAAGATGTATTGTTGTGGTTCAAACGAACAACAGAAGATATGTTGATAGGAATGCCTGAATGCGGACCAGCTTTCTGTTTATTCCCATCAATAAAAAGATATATGAATGCAATTGTTCGAGGAGAAGAATTCCGATCATGTATTCCTATGGCCATCACGCTAGACAAAGATGTTTATCGGCCAGAAGATTCAGTAGATGTACCGACAGACAGCTTCGAGTACGAACCAGGCTTCATACCAACACTCCCCCCAGGAACAGAACTCACCGGTATCCCTGTGAGTAATCAATCAGATGATAGAACTAAATTCATCTATCTGATTGTTTCTGCTGCTGCTCGTTGTGTCCAAATGCCAAGAAACATTGCTCTTGGTGACAGTGCTGATAGTAATATGGCTACAGCAGCTATTGATATTCAACCTTGGATTAACAAAGTAAAGATCGATAGAGTAGACTTTCAACCAATAGTTCGAAAAGTATTCCAGATGTGGTATGATCGAGCTATCTTGGTAAAGAACTATCTACCGATTCAAGCAAGATCAGGATTCACATACGCTATCAATTATGATAGTACATTTGAACACCCTGATCCAGGTAAACGAGCAAATGCTAGAGCAGTAGATCTTTCATCCGGATCAACTACTCTACACCGTGTTTACACGGACCAAGCTTTGAACCCACGACGAGAGCTAGATAGAGAAGCTAGAACCTTGGGAATCAGCAGACAAGAATTGAACGAGATAATTATTGCATCTCGATCAAATGCTCCATTCTTGCTACAAGACCCTGAAGATGAACCAGTAAAGAAAGGAACCAAGAATGGAGATAGAAAATGAAGCAATAACTAAAGATGATTTATGGTTAGCTAATGAAGCAATAAAACCCGATCCAGAAGCTATCCACATCACTTGTGCAGCTAAAGCATCCATCCCAGAGAATGGGCCACCAAAGCTAACATTCCAAGGATATAGTGGGGATTCAGTTGATCTTTCTGATTATGGTTTTGACTATCCCGTAGTATACGATATTGCGGGTATTCAACTCCAACAGAAAACACCCATCTACTACAATCATTACGATGCTATCGGCCACACAACATCGTTAAGAAAAGTAGACAATGGAACTGCTTTGAGAGGTAAAGGAGTTGCCTCGTTACCCGGTCCCAATACTACGAAAGTAGTTGAAGGAGCTAAGAACGGATTCCCTTGGCAAGCTAGTATGGGTTTGAAAGTGAGTAACTGGAAAACCGATATTCGATTGCACGATAAAGGTGTTGTTAAAGTTAATAACCGAGACTTTACCGGACCTATCTACGTTGTTAATAAATCGGTCTTACGTGAAATGACTGTTACTCCTTTCGGTCGTGACAGCAATACAAGTTTCGAATTCCTCAACAAGGAGAAAAGAATGGAAATCAAGAATGCTAACACACCCCCAACTGAAGTTAAGGAAGTAATTCCGCCTGTAACTAAAGTTGAAAACACTCCTCCAGCTGATCCTCCAAAAGAAGAGAAGAAGGAAGAGAAGAAAATCGAGAATGCTCCACCAGTTGTACCACCCGTACATTCTGGTGTGACAGGTCTCGATCCTGTTACCAAACGGGCTATGGCTCTTCTCAACAAATATCCTGGAAAGTGGGACCTTATCGAGAAAGGAATCGAGAATGGTTGGGATGATGAATCCATTGACAACAGCATCAAGTTGGCAGAGTTGAATAACAACCTACCAACCCCACCCTCCCCAGGATATAAGAAGGGGGATGCTATCGAGAATCAAATGCTGGTCAACATGGCTCTATCTTTCGGTGCTAAACCGGAATATTTGGCCAAGAAGTTTGATCAGAAATTGGTTGACAATGCTGATTCCCGTCCACAAATGGGTATCCAAGAACTGTTGGTAAATGCAGCCAACATGTCCGGTGGAAACTTCCAAGGTTATTCCGATCCGGAAGCCGTTTGTAAGTTTCTAAAGAATACAGGATACTCAACGTTCGATCTACCTGACTTTTTCCAACGAGTGGGAACAGTCTTGAAAGACGAACGTTGGGAGATCGGTGCTCCATTTGCAACAACAGTTTGCAAGGAAGGTAGCAATCGTGACTTCCGTACCACTGAACGACTCCGTATGACTGGCGGAGATATGTGGAATCAAGTAGCCGACGATGGTAAGCTTGAACTCTATTCGGCTGGTAATCAGAAGAAGTATCAAACAACATTGGAAACTTACGGAACCATCTTCACGATGACCCGTAAAGAAGTGGCCAATGATGACATGGATACCCTTGGTGATATGATGGACATGATGGTCGAAGGGGCTATGATGATCCCGGACTATCAACTTGGCCTTCGTATGATTAATCAAGCTCCAGCAGCTAACACTTTCTGGGTGGATGACGACAATAGCTTTGATAACACGGCTTTGACAGCACCAAACTTGTCAACAGCTTTCAATGCTATCCGTCAGTACACGGAATCCAAAGCACGGATCAATTGGAACGTGATGCTCAACGAACGTTGGTCATTGATCGTTTCTCCTAACTTGGAAGAAGCTGCATGGAATCTTATCAAGCAAGATAAGATCGTAAACGATACCACCGCCAACACTAAGACCGGTGACAAGAACTACTGGTTCGGTCGATTCGATCTTAAAGTGTTTGGTCAAATGGCTAACACAAGTGCTTTCCCAAGTGGAAGCAAATTTGTTGGCAATACGACTTGGATCCTGTGGCCATCGTCTCTACGATTTGCTCCATACGAAATTACTTACTATCGAGGACAAAAGAAGCCCGTAATCGAAGCAGTCGATATGCCTGCCACATTGCTTGGATTTGGTACTCGTGGTTATTGGGATGTCAAGATCAACGAACGAGAACGTACTGCTGTATCCCGATACACAGCTACAGCCTAATTAACAATCATTTCAAGTAACAGGAGAACCAAATGCCAATTGCAACACCAAATCGGATTGCTGATCCGGTATCTTTGGAAGCATATGAACCACCGTGTATCCTTCGTCAAGAAGGCGGGTTGTTCATCCCTTTCAAGAATACAAGCACCACTACCTCATTTGTAGCCGGTGAACCAGTATTCTACTTCGGTAGAACATGTATCGTACAAAAGACCATCCTTCCAGGAAAGATTGGGACATTGATCTCAGACTTTATGGTCGATGCTCTTTTGAACGTGAACCATTCAGGAAATATCACACAAGACTCTCTAGTTTATTGGGATCTTGATCTGGATGCTTCCTTAATTATCGGCACCACCACAGTCTCTAGCGGACTGGGAGCAGCTACGAACCAAATACCTTCCAACGGATTTATGTTAGGTAGGGCGGTGATGGTCAATCCGGACGACACATATACTGCCGTAACTGGCAGCAAACGTGTTCGAGTAGTATCCTTGCCTGGTGCACCAACCACTTACGGTACCTACTACTAATGGCTAACTTCATGCAACAGGGGCTGACGTGGTTTCAAACCCAACGTCAGCTCCATTGTACTGAAGACATATTGATTGGATTCACCAAACTTACTGCTCAAACTATCAAAGCTACAGCATCAAGTGACGATGCTCAATCCACTCAAAATCATGTTACAATCCAGAAACAGATATTTCATTTCGTAGTAAGACGAAGTGACTTAGTAAGCAAGTCGATCAAGCTGCAACGTGGATTAAAAATCTGGTACAAACATGATGAGTACGAGTTGACATATGAATCCAAAGATATGTACGAGTACAATGATCCAACTAGATTGGATATAATACTGAAAGCTGTCCTAGTTGACGATGTAAATCCACTCCACCCATCCTACGGAACGTAATAGTGACTGCTGTATTACCTGATCTAACAGATACGATGATCACAGCACTAAACTCCGCCCCAGGAGGAACGTGGACGGAGTACACCGTTGGAACGGGTAGCAGTGATTTTGTTGAAGCTACACCAGTTATTGATCCAGAAACGTTTTTTGAGAGTAAGAAAACTGGTTTGTTTGTTGTACCTGTCACTGTACAATACAATAGACAAGCTAGTTTGGGTAGACAGAAGATTGTTAGTTTGAATAGAGCACCAGTAATTGCAATCTGTTTATCCTACCGATTTCCTACTGTAGACTCAACCGGTACAGATGTTTCCACTTGGACGTTAATCAAGAAATTACTAACCCTGAGAGAAGACATTGACACCTACTTGCTCAAGAAACAATGGGACTGGAACATACTAGCAGCGACAGCAGAACCTGCCCAGGAAATTCCGTTGAAGGCTAGATGGTATCTATCAGTAACAGAGATCGAGTTTGAAGGAATGAGTTGTTAAGAGTATTACTATTCTTAACAATAAGATAATTTGAAGGAATGGCCTGCTAATGTTTGGTATAAAATACTCTACACAACCATTGAGGATTGCTCAGACTTTTACAACAAGAGTCAGAGTGGCTAAAAGTAGAGCATTGTATCAAGTAGCTGGATTGGTTAAAACTTCAGCTAAGAGAAGCATGAGATTGAGAAGAGGGGCTAGTGTCCCTACTTTTCCACCACACGCTCACACTAGAGCAGGTTTAAGAGCTATAGAATTTGTAGTTGACGAAGCAGCTGATGCTGCTATAGTCGGACCTATTAAATTCTCTGGTTCTAATTTCTTCAATGAACCAGTGACATTCATACATGAATTTGGTGGTAGCTTTTTATCCAGTAAAGGATATTGGAGATACCCTGAAAGATCATATATGTATTTCACTTTGAAAAAATTAGTGGCTAGTGGTAAAATTCCTCAAGAATTTACATTGGCTATGGGACGGGTATTGAGTTAATCCATGGATATTGAGTATCCTTTAATTAACTACTAAGTACTTTCATAAAACAAGGAAACAATAAATGGCTTTGAACACAGAACTCAGCCAATGCGATCGTAAAGGCTCTGAGTTTAGTCTATACTACAACTCAGGAAACAATTGCGGTACCCCTGTATGGGTGTATCACAAAGGTGTCACTGGTGATTTGAGCATCAATGAAACGGAAGATGAAGAGGAACTATCCACTCGTGATCCTGCTCAATTGGTGAAACAATACGTTGAAGCCAAGATTGATGTTGAGATTGCTGGTCAACAAGTAGTAGACCCTCTTTACGAAGGGTGTCGAATCTTAAACGCTGCTCGATCCGGTGGTTATGCTATGGATTTAGCTGCTCTATCGGGCTACATTACTGATGTCGGTTCAGAAGGGTGGCGAGGTCGATTCCGTAACTTTGATCGTAGTCGTACTGGTCCTGAAACTGGTGCTCCTACTCAAACGTTCCGTTTGAAACCAGCAGCTTGTCAATCAACAGATTGTAGAGTACGACCTGTATTGATTGCTGTAGCCAATACTGTAGCTGACTACGACCCAACCGTTTACTATTGATGAAAGCTAGTAAACTACTAACAATGGTTTACTAATACACTGTTGATCCCCCTAAGGTGCTCGCATGAGTCGATCTGTCTCGCAAGAAATGTCAGCTGAACAACGTAGAAAAGAATTGTTAGCTGGTTTAGAAAATGCAGCTACTGAAGATGAAGTAGTAGTAAACTTCTCTCATCTAGCCCATGCTATAGGTATGGATGCTGCAGAAAGTTTGATTCATACCCTTGTGTCTATGGAGGGGTTGGTAGCAACCCCCTATAGCCGCAAACCGAAACTGGTGTCTCAGGGGCTATGTTCAATCAACCCCCAAGAGGCCATAGAAGCTATCAAGAGAGTTCAAGAAAGAACAGAAAGGGCTAGAATTGACCAATTAATGAAACGAAAACCAGGATAATGATGGATGTTGGTCACTCTGAAAATACGACATTTATGTAAGGTGTAAGGGTAAATACCCACCAATTCCCCTAGTTGAGTAAGTCCACCTGAAGGAGTGACCCATGCCAAATCAAGATCATCCCATCTGGTTCATAGGTAAAGCATTAGTTATATTGGCTTTTGCTGCCTTATTTGC